CAACAAAATGAAACAGATTTTTATTACACAATAGTATATATTTAAAAAAATCATCATATTTATTAATAAAAAGGTTTCTATTTAATTGTTTTCAAAATAATAAACTTTTGAATATTTTTAACATATTTATAACAGAATAAATTAGACAAAACATGGCAGAAACACTTTTATCTCCAGGCGTATTAGCAAGAGAAAACGATTTAACAGTTACCGGCCAAACACCAGAAACTATAGGAGCAGCGATTGTTGGACCTACAGTTAAAGGCCAGCCTTATGTTCCGAGAAGAGTTACCACCTTTTCTGAATATTTGACTTACTTTGGAGGTACATTTTTAAGTGGTTCATCTCAATACACTTATTTTACATCAACAGCAGCTTATAATTACTTCCAAAATGGAGGACAAAGTTTATGGGTTACTAGAGTAGCTAGTGGTTCATTCACAGCTGCGGCAGCAATTTCAATCACCGGTAGTCAAAATGACGGGGATGTTACAGGTATTGTTAACACAGTTGAATTAGGACCAGCTTCAAATCTAAACTCATCAGCTTCATTTACAATTGCTCCATTAAGCTATGGTGCTAACCAAAATAGTTCAGGTAGTATAGATGCTAGTGGTTCTTTAACTAATGGTACAGTAGATAATTTAAGATATGAAATTGTATCTCCAAATACTGCTTCTGGAACTTTCTCATTATTAGTAAGAAGAGGAGATGATAATACAAATAGTAAAGTTATTTTAGAAACTTGGACTAATTTATCATTAGACCCAACTTCTCCTAACTATATTGAAAGAGTAATTGGTAACCAAACCTTTACTCCTCAAGCAAATTCAAATAACCAATTAGAATATGTTAGCACTTCTGGAAACTTCCCAAATAGAAGTAATTATATCACTGTAACTGGAGTATCATATAAAACTCCTTATTATTTTGATAATACAGGAAATGCTAAAAATGAATTTACAGCCTCAATTCCAGTAGCTCAACAAGGTTACTTTGGTGGTGCTGTAGGTAATTTAGGAACTAGTGGAGCTGATAAGTATTATAATACTATCACTTCTACTAATATTCAAGGTTTAACTTTTGCTAACATTACTGGAGGTATTGAACTTATGGCTAACCAAGACGAATACGCTTATAACGTAGTTACAGTTCCTGGTTTGGCATATGATAATGCTAATGGAATAAATTCATTAAATACATTAATAAACAATACTACAAACAGAGGTGATGCCATCGCAGTAATTGATTTAGCATTATATGGTAGTACAGTAACAGCAGTATCTCAATACGCTAATACAGCAGATACTTCATATGCCGCTGCTTATTGGCCTTGGATTCAAACAGTAGACCCACTTACTGGTGAGTTCACTTGGGTTCCAGCTTCAACTATGATCCCAGCTGTTTATGCTAATAACGACACAGTAGCCGCTCCATGGTTTGCTCCAGCTGGTTTAAACAGAGGTGGTCTTATAAATGCTATTAGTGCTGAAAAGAAATTAACTAATAATGATAGAAATACACTTTATCAAAACAAAGTTAATCCAATCGCTACTTTCCCAGGACAAGGAGTTGTAGTATATGGTCAGAAAACATTACAAACTAGATCATCTGCTCTTGATAGAGTAAATGTTAGAAGATTGTTAATTGCTTTGAAAACTAGAATTAGTGAAATTTCTAATAATTTAGTATTTGAACAAAACACAATCGCAACACGTACTAACTTCTTAAACCAAGTTAACCCATACTTAGAATCAGTACAACAACAACAAGGTTTGTTTGCTTACAAAGTAATTATGGATGATTCCAATAACACAGCAGATGTAATTGACAGAAATGAATTAATCGGTCAGATTTATCTCCAACCTACTAAAACTGCTGAATTTATTTATTTGGATTTCAACATTTTACCAACAGGAGCTACATTCCCGGGATAATTTTTTAAAAGTAAAATATTTATAACAAAATAATAAAATGGCAATATTAAACGCAAACGAAATTTTCTTTACCGCCTTTGAACCAAAGACACCAAATAGATTTATTCTATACATAGACGGTATTCCAGCCTATTTAATCAAAGGGGTTAACGCTGTTACGTTGAGCCAACCTGAAATTGTTCTTAACCATATTAACGTATATAGAAAAGTTAAAGGTAGAACAACATGGGGCGATATCCAGATGACATTGTTTGATCCAATCACACCATCAGGAGCTTTATCAGTAATGGAATGGGTTCGTATGCATCATGAATCAGTTACAGGTAGAGATGGTTATTCTGATATGTATAAAAAAGATTTAACTATTGATATCTTAGGTCCAGTAGGTGATATCGTATCTGAATGGGTGATTAAAGGTGCCTTTATTAAAGAAGCTAACTTCGGTGATTACAACTGGGACACAGCTGACGCCGCTGTGAACCTTACCATGACTGTTGGTATGGATTATTGTGTATTAAACTTCTAATTTATAAAAAACTTCATAAAAGAACCCGCGTAAAATCGCGGGTTTCTTTTTTTCTAGCATATTTATATATGATATAAAAGTTATAACAAAATAGATTATGGAAAATAACGAAACCCAAGTTGTTCAAGAAACATCAAAATTTAAATTCCCTTCCGAGCAAGTAGAATTACCTTCAAAAGGATTATTGTATCCTAAAACAAGTCCTCTTCATTCTGGAGTCATTGAAATGAAATACATGACTGCTAAAGAAGAAGATATTTTAACTAACCAAAATTACATTTCAAAAGGTATTGTAATTGATAAATTACTCCAATCTTTAATTGTCACAAAATGTGATTATGATGAATTATTAGTAGGTGATAAAAATGCTATAATGGTAGCAGCCAGAGTATTGGGTTACGGATCAGATTATGATTTTACTTATGAAGGCAATCAATATAATATTGATTTAAGTGATTTACCAAATATAGACTTAAAAGAAGATTTAATTGAAGAACCTGGAGTTAATTCCTTTAAATTTACTTTACCAAAATCAAAAAATGAAATTACATTTAAATTATTAAATGGTAGAGATGAAAAAATTATTGAAGGAGAAATTAAAGGTATCCAAAAAATTAATAAAGGAGCATCACCAGAAACAACTACACGATTAAAACAAATGATTTTATCTGTTAATGGTGATGATGATAAAAAATCAATCCGTGATTTTGTAGATAATTATATGTTAGCCGCTGATTCTAGGGCTTTGAGAGAATATATTAGAAATATCCAACCTGATATTGATATGACTTTCACTCACACTACAGAAGACGGCGTTGAGGAGGACGTTCGTATACCAATTAATCTTAACTTTTTTTGGCCTGACCTCGGAGTATAGATTATATCTATTTAAACAAATACACGAAATTTTATTTTATGGTAAAGGAGGTTATGATTTTGAAACCGTCTATACCATGCCTATCTGGTTAAGAAAATTTACCTTTAAATTAATATCAGATTATTATGATGAACAAAACAAATCTGATTCATCAGGGGGGGATTCTTCTTCAACACAAATTGATTTTAATAACCCATTAGCAGCCGCCCAAACATATAGACAAAATGTAAAAAGATAAAAAAAGTTATATAATTAAATATTTATAACATATAACCTGATTACACAATGGCTAAAAAGCAGGCAAATAATAAAGACCAAAAACAAAGTATACAAGATCTTAAGATTGAAGAGATACGAAAGAAAAATATTGAAGATTCCAATAAAGTATTATCAGAACAATTAAATCTTATCTCTCAAATTAAAGATAAATTAGTTTTTATTAATAAAACTTCAAAAGAAAAATATACTCAAGATGAATTAGCCTTAGAAGCAGTTAAAAAAGCAACCAGGTTAACCCAAAATCTTTCTTCTGAATATGACTCAATTAAAAAGGTTCAAGATGACATAAAAAAGAACGAAAAACTTCAAAATGAAGTTAGACGTACTACAATGAACCTTGAAAAAGAAATAGGTAAAGAAGGTTTAAAAAGAATTCAATTTATTAAAAACCAAGAAAAAGGTTTAGATAAATCTAAAAAATTATTAGAAGAACTCAGAGAAAAAGAAGTACAAGGAGTTGAAGGTGCTAAAGACAAAGCAAACATATTAGCTAGACAAATATATTCACGACAAAGTAGTCTTATAACACAAAAACAAAATCTTAGTGTTGAAGAAAAACAATATGATATATTAAAAGAAACTGGGAAAACTTTAGATGTTAATATAGCATATTTAGATAAACAATTACAAATACAAAAGAATCTTACTTCTACCACTGGTGAAACTTTTGTAAAAATAGCAGATGGTTTAAACAAAATAGGGGCAGGAGGTATAGCTAAATTCCTTAAATTTAGAGAATTAGGAGAAGAAATGAAAAAATTCCGTTATCAATTAACGGAAGGTGGTACAGTACCATTAAAAGGATTTCCTGGACTTATTAAAAGAGCAGCTATTGGTTTTAAAAGTTTAGGATCAGTTATATCTACAGCTTTAGGTCCTTTATCAATGATAGCCTTTCTTATAGGAGGTATTAAAAAATTATTTGGTTTTATTAAAAAAGGGTATCAAGAAGGTTTAGAAGCTGCTAAAAAAGTAAGTGAAGAAAATGTTGGTTTATCTAGAAGTTTAGGTTTAGCTCAAGGTGAAGCTAGTAAATTAGCAGGTACTGTTAGAGGAATGGGTCCAACCCAAGCTGCTTCTGTTGAATCAGCTAAAGCTCTTTACTCAGCAATGGGAGGTACTGAAAAATTAAGTACAAAAACATTAAAAACCTTTATTGGATTAAATACATTTGCTGGAATGTCAGCTGAAAACTTAGCAAGTATCCATAAATTTGCTAAATTATCAGGAGACGATTCAGGCGTAGTAGCTGAACATATGGCTGACGCTGCTTTATCAGCTATAAAAAATAATAAATTAGCAGTTAGTCAAAAAGTATTATTAGGGGATGTAGCTAAAACATCAGACGTAATTAAGTTACGATATCAAGGTCAAGAAAACGAATTAGTAAAAATTGTAGCTGATGCTAAAAAGTATGGTTTAGAATTATCTAAAGCTGAAGATATAGCTAAAAGTTTGTTAAATATTGAAGATAGTTTAGCTGCTGAAATGGAAGCTGAACTTCTCACTGGTAAAGAATTAAATTTAGAAAAAGCAAGAGAAGCAGCATTAAATGGTGATGTAGCTACTCTACAAGCAGAAATAGCTAAAAACGCAGGTTCTATTGAGGAATTCAATAAAATGAATGTTGTACAACAGGAAGCATATGCTAAAGCTGTTGGTTTAAGTAGACAAGATTTAGGTAAAATGCTATCTGATCAAAAATCTAACTTAGCACTTAATGGTAATCTAGTTGATGAACAACAAAATGGATTAGAAGCTATGAAATCTGGAGTTAGTTTAGCAGAACAAGAATCAGAAATTGAAAGAGCTAAACAAGCTGCTTCATTAGGTTATTTTAAAGCATTACGTCCATTAGTATTAAAAATTCAAGAAGCAGTAATTAAAGTTAAAACAGTATTAGCTGATTGGTTTGGTGATAAAATAACAAAAGCCTTAAACGATCCAGCTGTTAAAGCATTTGTTAATGATTTACCAAAAAATGCGGAACAATTTGCTATAAAATTAACAAAAGCTATTGATAAAGTTTTAGACTTTATAGGTAAGAATCCAACTTTTTCAACTTTAGGATTCTTATTTGGGGGTAAAGTAGCAGGAGGTGCTATAAGAGCAGCAGGTACAATGCTCGGCAATATAGGATCATTTTTAGGAAGAAAAATATTTGAAAGTAAGGGTGTAATTAAAAAACCACCCGGATCAGATCCTAACAATCCTAGTTATACAAAAAATGTAAATGACGAGATGGTTAAAGATTTTAACCAGAAAAAAAAGCCTGGTCTTTTTGGTCGTTTTAGAAAAAAGAAAGAACCAGTAGAAGAAGCTACAGACGCTATTAAACAATCAGCTAAAGAGCAATCTAAAGCCGCTGAAAAACAATCTAATGCTGCTGTTAAAGAACAAAAGAACTTTACTAAAAAAGCTAGTCAAGACATAAAAAAACAATCAACAAAGAATACCAAAGATATCACCAGAGCTACTAGAACAGCTAGTCGTGATATAAAAAATCAAACTAGAAAAGCTTCTAGAGAACAATCAAGAGTATCTAGGTCACTTAATAATAATGTTAAAAAACAAGGTAGAGAACAAAGAAAATTATTTAGAGGTTTAAATAGAAGCATGAAAGGTATGTTTGGAGGTTTAAAAAGACAAATGAGTGGCTTGTTTAGAAACCTAAATTCAGCTGTTAGAAGAATAGGTAAAGGAGGAGGGGCATCAGGATTGCTTGGTATGTTAGGTCCTATAGGAATGGTAGCTAGTATAGCTCTTCCTGCTATTTCTGCTATAGCTTCTGGTGATGGTTTAGGTGGAGCTCTTGAAGCTTTAGACCCAACAGGAATGGTAGGAGCTGTTAGAGACTCTTCAGGATCTAGTATGGATGGAGGTTTTGATGGAGGTTTTGATACAGAAATGGCTACAGGGGGTATTGTTAATAAACCTACTAAAGCATTAATAGGTGAAGCTGGACCTGAAGCTGTAATTCCGTTAAGAGAGTTTTATGCTAAAATGGATGAATTAATAGCTGCTGTTAAACAAGGTGGAATTGTAACTTTAGATGGTAATAAAGTAGGACAAGCTTTAGTAGTTGGTGGATACAAACAATAATTTTTAATATTTATAATAAAATAAAATTATGGCTCTTTTAGATACATTTATAAATTCTTCTTTAGTAATTAATAAAGATCCTAAAAAATATAGTCAAGTTTCTCAATTAGATAATAGATCTCCAAGAGCTTCTTTATTAGATATGGATAATAAACAGCCTTCAACTTATAGTAAAGTTTCTAGATTAGACAATATTAAAGAAAATAGTTCTCAATTAAATAGAGATGAAACTTTAAAATATACTCCAGGGGATAAAATATATAAAGTTAATGATAATTAAATGGGTTTAAAAAAATTATTATCTGATCCTAACTCTTTTAAGTACACCTATAATAAATCAAAAGGTGTGACTGATTTTTATACCCCTTATACTGGAAAAGGATATCCTGAAGGAGGGAATAGTAATAATTTTAAAAATTTAAAATATAGTGGTGATTCACCTGGGGGAGGAACAAGTCCTTTTTTACAAAAGTGGAGAAAACAAGATTGGGTTCAAAATCCCATTCCTGCTTTTCCTGCTCAAGATATACCTGGATTAGGACTTGATCAATTAGTTAGAGGAGGAACAGTTCTTAAAAGTGCTGTACCTCGTGATATTAATAGAATGACCCGTTTCTTATCATCAGAAACAGGAATAACATTTTTAGCCAAACAGTTTGGTTTATATGTAGCAGAACAAATTCAATTAAATGGTCCTGACCAAACCAATTGGAAACTAACATATAACCCAGCCTCTCCTTTAGTAAATACAACTTTAGCCCCTACTGGTCTTCATTTAGCGAATATTATATTATCAAATGGTGGCCCATCAGGAAGAAATTCAGGTGCAGGTTATCTTTATGGTCAACCTACTTTATCTATTCCTAGAGAAACTAAAAGTAAATATGGAGAAGGTAAAACATATTTACAAAAACCAAAAGATTTTACAAATGAAATTAATATAAAAGATCGTGTTGATAAAATAACAAACGCTCCATTATACCAGTCAACAGAAGTTAACAGAGACTTAGTGGCAGCAGATACTGTTCCCTTTTATATAACTAAAATTAATAATGATGGTTCAGGAAATAACACATATATTCATTTTAGAGCATATGTTGATGGTTTAAGTGATGCTTACGGTGCTGAGTGGGGAACTCAAAGATATATGGGTAGAGGTGAAGATTTTTATTTTTACAATGGTTTTAACAGATCTATCAGTTTTAATTTTAAAGTACCTATTCTTTCAGCTCATGAACAAAAACAAGCTTATTCTAAATTAAATTATTTAGCCTCATTATGTGCTCCTGATTATTCACCTGGAGGTTTTATGCGAGGTAATTTAATTAAACTAACTATTGGTGATTATTTAACTGATGTTCCTGGAGTTATGATGGGTATAACATATACTGTTAATAATGAAGCCGGATGGGATATAGCTAAAGATAATAATGGAGATCCAACTCAAAATCTAAATGATCAAACAGGTGGTTATATAATGCCTAAATTAATTGAAATATCAGGATTTACATTTAAACCAATTCATAGTTTTATTCCAAAAACAATTAACTCAGAATATATAACCTCAGGAGGTAATGGTGGATATGTTGATGCTCCTTTTATTAATTATGGTAAATTAACTGGTGATACAAATACTGGTGGAGGATATGGAGGTGGTATACTTAAAAACAGTCCTCTTTTAACTTCCACTGTTCAAGGTCCTCAAAATAGGTAATTAAATAATGGCTAACAGATATAATAATATACCTTTAAAATTAAGTCAAGGAACTTTAACTAAAGTTCCTACAGCTGTCTATCAAACAGTTAAATATCCTGAGATACCATTATCAGTAAATGATATATATGCTATAACAACTTTAGGTGATAGATTAGATTTACTTGCTCAACAATTTTATGGTGATACAAGTTTATATTGGGTAATAGCTATTGCAAATCCTGATAAAGTAGGTTTTTCAACATTATTTATAGATGAAGGAACAGAAATAAGAATCCCTTCAGACATATCAGAAATTAAGTCTTTGTATAATACATTAAATAGAATTTAAAATGGGTAAAAGAGGAAATATTACAGGTGAATCCTTTGATATTGAGGTTATAAAACAAATTGAAGCTAGACAAACCTTTTTAGGAGTAAATCCAAAACAAGATAAACATATTGTTTATCAAAATAATAAAACAGCCTTTTTACGTTTAGCTTCTTCTATTGATATAAAAGATCCAAATGTATCTTATAATCCTTTAACCCCACAAACTTTTGGCCCCACATTACCATCTACTTCTTTATCAAGAGAACAAATAGAAAAAGTTTTAACAGATAGAGGACTACCTAAGTCTTTAGCTGGAAGCAATTTAGCAAAACAATGTGTTTTATTTGGAGGAGTAACAGCCATCAGTAATGATTTCGGTGAGAAAAAATTTACACAACTTAAAGGAGTAGGTGAAGGTGAATTTAGTCCCAAAGGTTTTGGAAATGAACCTATTAACTTATCATCTCCTTCAGCTTATGGTTGGGGAGGATTAGGTCAACGAGGTTATAGACCAATGCCTGGTATTGTGGATGCTAACATCACTTATTATAACCGAGGAGCTTTAGCAAAAGCAACAGTAAATTGTAAAGTTTATTCTATAGAACAACTACAAATATTTGATTTATTATATTTTAGAATTGGTTATACAATGCTTTTAGAGTGGGGTCATAATCTTTTTATTGATAATCAAATAAATCAAGGATTAGATAAATTTGATCCTAATCTTAAAAATAGAGATACTTTTTATACTAAACCTTTTGATTTATTTTTTAGTAATAGTTATTCTAAACCAAATCAAAACGATATTATATATTCTATTAAAGAACAACGAGCAAATGATTTTTATAATTATGATGCTATGTTAGGAAAAATTACTAATTTTTCTTGGAAGTTTAATAATGATGGATCTTATAACATAACTTTAAATTTAATAGGTTTAGGAGATATTATAGAATCCTTAAAAATAAACACTTCAGTATCAGGAAATACAGGAGCTAAACCTTCAGACCAATTAAGTGATGAAGAGAAAAAAATAGAAGAATTAGAAAATAGAATAGAACAAATAGAAAATCAGGTAACAGCAGCTGAAAATGCAGCTGCAAATGCACAAGCTGCTTTAGAAGAAACATCAGATAGTACAGATTTATTAACAGCCACTGTTGAAAATTTTATTACAAAAATAGGAAGATTAACATTAGAAAGTGCCTTATCTTTAAAAACTATACAAAAGATATATGCCTCTAAACTTGATACAACAGGTGCCCTATTTGATGATACTGTCCCAGAAGGTAGTTTATCAGGAATTAATCTTGGAACAGTTAATGCAGGATTCTCTGAATTAGTTAAGGATAAACGTGGTTCTGGTGATCAAATTGCTCTTTTAGGTAAATTAAAAAACCCATTACCTAAAATTAATGATACTTTACTTCTTCAATATGTTGATAAAAAAGAGTTTGACCAATCAGACAAATTAATAAACCAGCTATTTGCTGATGTGGAATCTTCACAAAGTGATTTTCAACAAAGTATAAAAAAGATAATCTTTCTTGCCCTTAACCCAGGCACTTATAGTAAAGCAGATGAAATTCAAATTGATCTTTTTACTGGAGGAAAACCAGTTGCTATTGGGCTTAAAGGACCAGGAGCTGTCACTGCCACAGAATACTCTCGTTTATCCACTATACAACTTAATAGAAGAAGAGTAGCAGCAGGTTTACCTGCATTAAATGCTCAAAAAGGTCCGCTTGATTATTCATATTCTGAAATTAAAAAGGAATTAAAAGATATATATGAAAAAGTAAAAAAAGAAGGAAATCAAAAAAATGAAGCTGCGAAAAATGCTGCTGCTGCTTTAGCAAGAGCTAACGCAGCGAGACAATATGCCTCAAAACAACTAAAAGCATTACAACAAGAATTAGCTCTTTTAACAGAAAAATATGAGAATTTCCCTCAATCTGCTGCTGAATATAGAGACAAAAGTACCTTTAATAGACAATTATATGATTGGATTCAATTAATTGAAGCTTCCGGAAGTAAAACAACAGGTGAAATAAGTGAACCTATTATCTTTTCAGATGTGACAACTCAATCCTTAAAAAGATACTTTAAAAATGAAAACCCAGATCGTACAGAGGAAACAATTATTGAGCTAATTAATAAAGAACAAGAAGAAAATAATAAACTTAAAAATCCTGATTTTTGTAAATTAGCTTTTAAAGCCTCATCCCATGGTCAGGGTACAGGTAGGAAAACATATGATATAACTCAATATTATGTTAGATTAGGTTATATGTTAGATTGGGTTACAAATAATCTTCTTATTTATGATGATGATAAACCTTCTCCTGTAAAAGATCAAAATAAACCTTCCCCTAAAGCTTTCCCTTATATGACTATAGATACAGACATTTTAACTAATGTTTGTAAACACTGGTCCTCTCAAGTTTCTTCTGATCCTAAAATTTGTATTATACCTATTAATTATACTAACAAATATACTGGAAAAAAATCAAATACTCAAAAAATAGCTGACCAAAACGGAAAAGAAACAACTAAAACAGAGGTTGAAGATTTTACTTTAGATTTAAATTGGCAAGCTTTAGAAGGTACAAATACATCTAAACCTAATTTAAAAAACTTTTTTATTGAAGGTGAAGATAATGCTGCTAGATTAATGAATATAATGGTTAATATTGATTTTATAGCAGCTATTTTAGCTCAAAATGTTGATGCTAATGGAAAAGTAACTTTATTAAATTTTTTAAATGCTATGACTGACTATATGGGAGATGCTTTAGGAAATGTTAATAGATTAAATGCTGTTTATGATGGTGAATCAAACCAAATTAAAATTGTAGATGAAAATGGTATATCTTTAACTAAAAATCAAAGTAATACTCCTCCAAAAGGTCCTAAAATTCCTAAAATAGGAAGATTTAGAGCTTATGGAGCAGTACCTGATGATAAAGGTAGTTTTTTAAATGATATAGACTTTCAAGTTACATTACCCCCTCAAATGGCTTCAATGGCAACTATTGCCGCCCAATCATCAGGTAATATTGTTGGTGAAAACGCTACTGCTTTATCTAAATTAAACACAGGTTTAACAGATAGAATTATCACTAAAAAATTAGATGCTCAAAGTGTTGGGGCTGTAGCTAAAGATTCATTACAAGATCCTAATGTTATTTTTGGTGATAAATTTAACCAAATGAATACCTTTGTTGAAGATATGTTTGAGAATGGAAAATATGATCCTGTAAATATTGAATCTCTTAAATCAATTAATCGAGATGTATCTTTATTTTTAGTAGGTAATAAAGCTGAAACAGATAAAGCACCAGCTCCTTTCTTTATCCCATTTAATTTATCTCTTCAAATGGATGGTCTTTCAGGAATGAAAAATTATGAGCGTTTTTCTATCACAGAAGAAGTATTACCTTATAGTTATAGATCTTCTGACGCTGAAAATGGAGGTGTTGTTGATTTTTTAATTAAAGGTATTTCTCATACTATCTCTAATAATCAATGGAAAACTAAAATAGATAGTTTAACAGTAAACACAATAAGAAAACCAGGAGGAGATAGATAATGGCTTATTATCCTAAAAATAGAATTGAAACTAATCTTTATACTAATGGAGGAGAATATTCCGTATCAATTACAGGTCAAGAGTATGTAGGATATTATTATAAACTTTATAATGGTACTTATTTTACAGGAAAAACTCCAAATGATAAACCTAATCAAGAATTAATTCCTTTAGTTGATAACCAAGAAGAATTAAATGATGATTCTTTAACTGTAATTGTGAGTGTAGAAGAAAATAAAACAAGAGATAGATATATAGGTTTATTAGGTAAAAACCCAGAAAATAAAAAATTACCTACTCCTTATTACCCAAAACCTACAGAACAAGATTATAAATTAGGAGAAATACAAAGATATTTTTCTAAAAAAATAAATGATAATATTTTTATTGAAATTGATAAAAGTGATTTTGATAATTTATCTAATGAAGATAGTTCTTATTTATGGGAGTATTATATTACATTTTCTATTCCGTGGGAGATAACAGGTAAAAAAGAAGAAGCAGAACATATTAATAAGAGAATAACAGCATTGGCTGAAGCAAATAATAAAACACCCGGTTTTAGATTATTTATACAAAAAATAGGAGGATATTTAAAATTTTATAAGTAAAAAAATTATAATATTTATAATAGATATGGCAATTCAAGATAATAATTCTTCATTTAAAGCTAAAAACTTTGGTAAAGCAAAAGCCCAAACAGCTGATGAAATTTTAAACAGAGTTAGACAAAGTGGTTTTTTTAGACCTAATAGTTCTAGGAGACAAGATAGACAAACTATTCCTGTACCTGTAATTGAATCTCCAACAGCCAATTTCTACACTCCTCCAGCGGTTGATGCTGATTATCAATCTATATTAACATATGCTACAGACCAAGGATATACTTTACCTTCTGAAACTGTACAAGAACTTGGAAGTGCCTTAGTTGCTAATTTAAAAACAGGTGGTGTATGGGATAAATTAGATTTATTTTATATGTTTGCTACAGATGGTGATGAAGATTTTGCTTCTATAAACTGGAAAGATACTTCTTCTTACGCTGTTGATAGAATCAATTCCCCATCGTTTATATCATCAGAAGGATTCGCTGGAAATTCTACAAATGCCTATTTAAACACAAATTGGATCCCAGCATCAGGTTCTAATTTCTCCCAATCTTTTTCATCACACGGATGTTTTATTTATAATTCTAATCCTAAAATTCCTATATCTAAAGGCAATATAGGTTTCCATGGGCACCTATCTGGTAGTAGTGTTTATAATATTATAAATATCTATACCCCAGATGCTTGGAATTATTTTTATGGTTATTATTCCAATACCTCTAGTGCCACAAATTATTCTAAGTCAAAATATACAGTGGCTCCAAGATTTTTATTAGCTAATGTGACAGCTAGTACTATAAAACCTTATGATGATGCCGAGGGTACTTTTCAAGCTTTAGCTACTGCTTCTGTAACAACCTCTACTTTACCAACAGGTTCTGTTGTTATTATGCAACGTGGTATAAATGGATCTAATTGGTACACTCCTAGTACTGTCACTATTCAAGCTGATTTTTGGGGAAGTTATTTGACAGAAGAAGAAGCAACTTCTCTTTATACATCATTAAATACTTACATTTCTAATATTTAATTAATTATAATTTGGTTTTACAAGACCTTGATGCTATATTAATAGCAAATCAAGGTTATGTTTTGGTTAATAGAGACAGAAGAACAATTAGATTATTTAAAACAACATCCTATACAAGATGCATTTGTTGAAGTAATCCCATACCATGATAATGTTCACCCTGCTTTAAATGACATTTCATTAATTTATATTAGACCGTTTAATGACACTAAAGGTTATATGCTATGTATTGACCATAGTGAGACTTTCTCGCT